CGAGGTTCGTTGCTAAACCCCCCCCGGCTTTCGCCGAGGTTTCCATAGCAACGTCCGGTTATATGCTCCGGAAAGCCCGCATGGGCAACCACGCAACAGCTCTTGAGGGGAGAACCATTACGTGGGGGCTGGACTGGGTCACCTCTTAGGAAAGAGTGTGGAAGACTAAATGGTCAGTTACCAGGTTAACGCTCGTAAGCGCTACCATCAGAACGCTCACTGCGACCGGTTAAACCGATAACAGCGAGGGCCCCTCCGGTCCGATAAGGGACCAAGGCTCCTCCCCCATAAAGGCCTTCCTTCAACGTCCGTGAAACTTCATTATTGATGAAGTTCTGCGCGGCGAAGAACTCTAACACTTTACTTCTGTCGGTCCAATTAAGGGCCGAGAGAGAACCTATGTAGGTACTAGCCACCTCCCTCATTGCGGCATTACGAGCAGCGTGCTCGGACATGTCGAATGGGTCTACTCCCTCAAAAGCCTTGGAGTCCCATCTGACTGAGATATTTATCTTAGTCAGGGGCTTCAGCGTGGCCCAAAGCCCCGGGCTCAATAGCATAAGTGGCATCGACAGGAGTGCCATTGCTGGCCCTCGTCCGAGGATTGGAAAGGTGATCCATTCATTAATCACCTTCTTTTCCGCAGCCGATGTGGTATCCACCGCTTGGCGTGCTTGCACTATAGTATATGCGCATAAAGCGTGATATACATGTAGATTCAGCAAGTCAGGAGAACAACTTTTGTGGTAGGCAGCGATCCAGGCTGCGACGCGAGTCGCTAACTGGCCACTACCCCAGAGCCCTCCTGTAGGACCAAGAGCCAGCAAACTCACTATCTGAGGGTCTACTCGGACTTTACGTCTGAGGAGATTCATCAGATCGGTGAGATCCTTCATCTGCGAAGGGAGAAAGCCAAAGCTTTTTGTAACTAGTTCGTTCACGACTAGCGGTATGAAACGCAAGTTCCGTATCGCAACGAGGATTAAACCTGGGCCTAGGGGACTGAAGTCCCCCAAGTCAGGGTGAAACCAACGCTTAGCGAACTCCAGACATCCTTTCTCAGACACGAGCGACTTGCTCATGTTGATAGGGACACCAAGGTCCGCCATGGATCTTCGGTACTCCTCAGCTACCATCTGGTCGAAGATGACGACGTCGTCTCCGAGCACAGCATAGTAGGGGAAGAAGTGCCTCCAACCCACTCGATAGGCCGACACTTGTATTATCACGTGGTGTGACAACGCAAGCATCGCCCATGAAGAATATGCGCCCATCGGTTGCCCGACGGCATACTTAATCGGTAACGAGCCCAGCCACCACTCCCTCCCCGAAAGGAGAGAGCGCCAAGATGCTGCCCATGACAGTCCTAAGACTGAAAGGATTTGTTCTTGGAGAGCGATGGGTATTCTATCCGTCGCAGCTGTTAGATCAAAGGAGAACGCCTTCCGCCCTCGGCAGATTTCGCGAACTCTATTAAGACCTCCGGTTTGATCAAAGGTGCAGTCACTATTCAACAGACTAAGTCCGTCGAATATACACTGATGAAGCGGAAGCAGTAAACACTGCGTCCACCAGTCAGTTATGGCTACAACTCTGACCTTGCCAGCGGCCTCGTAGAGCTTAGCTAGTCTACCAAGTTTGGTCGGCATCCTTCCGATGACAGCCAGTATTGGAACGACAGGTGCACTGAAAAGCATTACTCCCAACAACCAAGACAGCAGAAGCCAAGATCGGGTTCGGACCGCTATTACGCTGAAGTGCACCCATTGCAATGGGTTACACCAAAACGCTAGCGCGTCGAGTCCACTTGACCATGTTGCTCGAGGGTAATTGGGTCCCGCGGCCTCTGAGAAGAGGTCAGGAGATGCAGGCTTGATACCTTTTAATGTAAACTCCAAACAGGTAATCGCATGACGCACTTCTACGGTGAGAAATGTGGCAGTCTTTCCTTGGAAGGGTCCAGTTATGGACTCCAAC